TAAAGAGGAAATAGGTTCGTCGTCAGTGAGTCCTTCCGGCACGAAACACCGGATCAGGTGGCTGATAGGTTGATTGATTTCCACAAAAACACGCATCGGCTGGAGCTTGCGTTGATTGAGCCGTCCAGCCAGGGCGACACCAATCGCGGCGAATCCACGTTCTCGATCATCGAGAATCGACTGCTTGAGGAAGGTATCACGCTGGAACTCGGTTCCAAAGACCTTTCCGGTGGTATCCTCGTCATGCAGGAGTGTCTGCGCTCCAAGAACGGCCTCGCGTCTCTCTTTTTCTTCCGAAACTGCGAGCGAACCATCTGGGAAATGCAGCGGTACGTGTGGCAGGACTGGAAGAACGCTGGCGGCAAGGACAAGACGGAGATGAACAAGCCGAAGGACGCCGACGACCACATGATCGAGTGCATCCGACGCCTGGTCCAGCACCCCGCCGATTACGTGCCACCCCGCGCCACGTCCGAATTTCTCCAGAAAACGTGGTCGCCCACCGACCCCGACGCCGGGTACTGAGGTAAATTTGCCGCACACTGTGGCTTGACAACCACACCCTCTTCGGTTACGTTGTAGGTGAAGGGGAGGGAACATGGCAGACAAACTTGTACCTGTGAATCAGCGCGAGGTCGTCGATCCCACGGTCGATTTCACCCTCGGCAACCCCTCCATTCCCGAGCTTGAAGCGCAGGCCGAAGAGACGGCTCGCACGGGCGGGAAGAAAGAACCCCGCATCGACGCGATTGCCGATTACGTGCAGACGCAGTTCAAAGCCTGGCGTGATGCCCGTTCCAGCCTTGAAGCCAAGTGGCTTGAACAGTACAGGCAGTGGCGTTGCATCGCTGATGAGCAGGACAAGACCCGCTCATCCGAGCGCAGCACGATCAAGATTCCCGCCACGAAGGAAGCCGTAACGAATTACGTCGATGCCATGATGCAGACGATCTTTGCGGCCGATCCTTTCTTCGACCTTCACCCCAATCATGCGGCCAATCCCCGCCCTGCCCTGCTCCGGCAGTACATGAACTGGCTGTTCGACAAGGAGAAGTTCAAGGGCAAGGTGAAGACCACCCTGACCGAGCTGGGCATCTACGGCACCATGTTCGGCCGCATCCGATCGTGTGTGGAGACGAAGCAGCAGGTTGTCACGACCCGCACCAACCGCGAGCAGTTGAACCCGTTCACGATGCAGCCCGAGCAGATCGAGGAGACGAACCGGGAGCGACTCGAAACCGATTACACCCGCCCCTACTTTGAACCTCTTTCCATCTACAACGTGTTTGCCCCGCCGACCGCGACCGGTGTGCAGCCGGGGGAGGCCGAGGGCGTCGTCATTCGATCCCGTCACACACATGCTGGCATCGCTGCACTCAAGGAGAAGGGCATCATCGAAGTCCTTCCCGACGAGGATGCGGCCAGCCCCATTTCGTCCGACACCACGGACACTCTCCGCACCCGGCTCCAGTATTCCGGGGTCACTTCGGTCACCAACGACGCTCAGATCGAGGTGCTTGAATACTTCGGGTGGATTCCGCCCGAAGTCCTCAAGGACGCTGGCAAGCTCCCGAACGCCGACATCGACCTGGAGGCCGCCAACGATGAGTCCAAAGACCCCAGCGTCTACGCCGGGCGCGAGATGGTCGTCATTGTGGCTGGTGGCAAGGTGCTCAACCCCTCCAGCCTTGAGCCTCCGTTCGGTTACACCGAGCGGCCGCTCGTCATGGAGCGGTTTGAAGAGGTTCCCGGTGAGTTCTATGGCATCGGCATCGCCGAGATCGCCAGCGGCCCCCAGAAGGCCCTCAACGCCGTCGTGCGGAGCCGCCTGGACAACAAGGCAATCGCGATCAACCAGGTGTTTGCCGCCGATCGGCGTAAGCTGACCTCCGGCCAGACCCTCGACATCTACGCAGGCAAGGTCATCCTCACCGAGGGCAACCCCCGCGACATCATCAACCAGTTCGACATGCGCGATGTGACCTCCGGAACCTATCAGGATGCTGCCGAGTACGAGCGGTATATTCGCTCCGCGCACGGCATCTCCGAGCTTGTAGGCGGCCAGAGCAAGCGTGGCGAGCAGACCGCGACCGAAATCTCCAGCCTGCTCGGGCAGAGCATGGGTATCATCCGCTGCATGGCGGAATCCTACGAAATCAATGTGCTCAAACCGACCATGCGTTGGTACGCCCGGATCATGCAGGAGTTCCCGAATCAGAAGGAAGCCTTCAGCGTGATCGACAACCAGACCGGCGCGATGCAGGTCTACGAGATCGAGGCGACCGACGTGCAGGGCGATTACGACTTCATCCCCATGGGCCTGATGACGCTCGCCCAGCGGGACAAGGTTGGCAAGACGATGAATTTCCTCCAGATGACTGCGAATCCCATGGATGCCCCGCTCATCAACCGCGAGTATCTGCTTCGCCAGGTGTGGAAAGGACTCGGATTCAATGATGACGCCAATGTTATTGCCAGCCCGGCACAGGCGCAGAACCAGGCTGCTGCTCAGGCGTTGCCAGGTGCTTTGGCTGGCATCGTGGGCGGCGAGGCTCCGGGATCAGCACCGTCACCTACTGCGATCGGTCCGGCGGGTAGTTCTCAGCCGTCCGAGATTCTTCCCATGAGCGCACCTGGAGGCACTCCGAATGGATGATCTGCTCGCCCACAAACTGGCCCAGCTTCGCCAGTCGCATCACTTCGATGCACTCAGGGAGTACCTGAAGGGCCGGATCGAGGCGGCTCGCGACCAGATGGAAGCCGCCCACAGCATCGAAGTGTTCTGGGAGACGCAGGGTGAGATCGCGGCCCTCCGCAGCATCCTGAAAGACTTTGAACAGCTTGAACTCTTCGTACAGAACCCGGACAATCCCAACGCGGAACCGGGTAAAGATAAGGAGATTTGAACCACATGGCTTTCCCCAAGAAACAGGCATCCGATCCGTCACAGGGTAATCGGGCCGCTACCATCCGTTTCGGCACCCCCGAACCGGAGAAGATCGACATTGAGGCGTTGCAGAACAGCGTCGTCGATGTCGATACCGCTTCCGTCGTGAGTGAAGGCAACATCACGGAACCCGAGCCTCTGCCGCCGCAGGAACAGCCGCCCCAGGCGACAACTGAACCCGCCCCGGCCCCCGCTCAGGAATCCGCACCGGCTCCCGAATCGGCCGCTTCCAAAGCGACAACCGAAGCCGGAGCCCCCGACGAAGTGGATGACCCCCGTTTCAAGGGGAAGTCAAAGGCCGAGATTTACAAGGCATACCAGAACCTCGAAAGGCTCAAGGGTGAGCATGATTCCGAGCTTGGCAACTATCGGAGGCTGTTCATGGAGGGCGTGCTGAAACCGCAGTTTGAAAAACCTGCGGCTCCGGAAACTCCGGCTCCAGCCGCCACCACGGATACCGATCTGCTGAACGAGATGCTGACCAACCCGTCCCAGTTCCAGAAGAAAACCGTCGCTCAGGCGAAACAGGAGCTTCTCAACGAACTGACCGGTGCGGCCAAGTTGAACGAGATTCAGCAGGCGAAGGCCGCCAAGCAGGCTGTCATCGACACCCCCGAGTTCGTGAACTGGCTCACGTCGAACGTGCCTCAGCACGTCGCGGCGGCGGCCGACACGGACCCGGCGACTTTCAATTTCATCATGAAGTCGTATGAGACTTTTTCTGGTACTGCTCAGAACCCGGCCGCCCAGGCCAAACCGACCGAACCTCAGCCCGACCGTCGCGTGCCCATTGGCCCGGCGGCAGGCGTTCCTGCGGCGTCGGCCACTCCCGGCACGAAACCCGTCATCTTCAGGCAGGCCGAGCTTGCCGAGATGATGCTGTATCGCCCCGAGGAATATGCCAGACGCCAACCCGAGATTCTCGCGGCTTACCGTGAGGGTCGCATCAAATAACGAAAGGGAATTGAACCATGACCACCTGGAACACGATTACCAACATCTCCGGCGGCGGCGCAGGCTCTGCCGGTAACTCGCAGGCCGCTGCGAACACCTTCGTCCCGAAACTGTGGAGCGATGAAATTCTGGTCTCCCGCGAGAAGAACCTCGTGGCCGCCAGCTTCTTCAAGCGCATCAACCACAAGGGCAAGAAGGGTGACACCATCATCATCCCCCTGATCTCCAACCTACAGGCGAACGATATGTCGCAGG